ACCAGAAACAACATTAATACCAATGTTATCACTAAATAAACTAACTAATATAATTTTTTCAAAATCAATTAATGTATTTACTATATCTTTTTCAAATTTATATATATTATCCACAATATATGTCATTAAAATAAAAGGAATTTCTTTATTGTCTTTATTAAATATTGGTTGTAAAATCTTTTTAAGATTCGCAGGTATTTTCAATGACCTTTTATTTTTATTATTAATATAGTTACATAAAAGCAAATATTCTTCAATTAATAATAAATAAATTTTTATTAATTTTCGATTTTTATCATTATTTTGAATTTGATAACCATTTTCTATATCTATATAGATTGAGGCTATTAATTCTTCACCTAATATTTTGCTATAATAGTCGTTTTTTGCAGAATTGCCTGTACTATTTTCATTAAATTTAAAAACACTAAAACTCTTTATCCTCTCATCCTGATCTTTATTCCCCAAAGCCATCATAAACTGATAATTTTTAGAAAAAAAGTCTTGATATATTAGCTTCGCATCAGCCATTCTATTTAATTATAATCATATTTATTTTTCAGTAAGTTCACTAATATTTATAATACTAGATTCCCCAGCATCTCCTCCATCTTCTTTCTTCACAGGATTCTTAAATATCTTATGAAATATATCCTTATACTTGCTAAGTTTCTCAGAATCAATGAACTCTACATCGAATTTTAAATATAGATCCATAGTCTTATTATCAATTAAATTAAAAATACCCTTTTCTTTAACCACAATCGGGTTCATAGGATTAAAATAGCGATCGCTAGTAATTGTCATATCATCATTATATATCTTAAGTGGCTTCACAAACCCCCCCATTAGTTCCTCAATGGTAATCCCGATTTTCATAGTCACATTCATATGTTCATCAAGTTGATAAGGCTCCTGAATATCATGTTTAAATTTAAAGACAATATCTTTATTTGTCTTAGTTGTTGCATTATATGAACCTCTACCAGGCATACGAACCTCATGATTATTCGGAATACCCTTGGGTAAACGTAAGTCAAAAGCCTTTTTAACATAGACAGTCTTCTGTCCTTTGCAAGCATGACAAGCCTTTTTAATAATAGATCCACTACCAGTGCAAGAAGGGCATTTCATTTTATTAACAAAGGGACCAATTTGTTGAATGAGCTCACCAGCTCCCTTACATGTCATACATTTAATAATATTGTTTGGATCAGATGCACCACTACCTTGGCATCCTGGGCATAATTCTAATAACTCGAATTCAGCACGTTTGTTATTACCATAATAGATATCATTAATATCCACATTCACTTTGACAAGATCACAGTTCTGATGAGGATTCTGTTTTCGATGTCCTCCGCCACCACCAAACATCTGCGCAAATATATCTTCACCAGGAAACCCACCCATTGGCATTCCGCCACCGCCACCACCTCCGCCATCCATATATACGAATTGAAAACCACCTGGCATGCCATGCATCCCTCCGCCACCCATACCTGGCATACCACCACCAAACATATTTTTGAGCATTTCGTTTATATCATGTGGGGCACCGCCACCGCCTCCCATTCCAGGATCAAGAGTTCCAAATTGATCGTAAGTTTGTTTCTTTTGAGGATCAGATAGAATTGAATATGCTTCATTAATGGATTTAAATTTATCTTCTTTATCCTTGCATCCTTGGTGTTTATCAGGATGATTTTCAATAGCTAATTTGCGAAATGCTTTCTTAATATCATCTGGAGAAGCATCTTTAGAAACATTCAATATATTATAAGGATCTTCCATTTATAATAATAGAATTATAATCTTTTTATATATATTTTCGCACTTTATATTAAATATGAATAAAGGTAAAACCACCGGATTAGTAGTTTTATGCGCAATTATTTTAATTATATCGACATTGTTAGGTACTATAAATATCGAAACATTTCGCATATAAATTATATTATATATATTTATAAACAATGAATCTTGGAGTGTTGCTATTATAAATGTTTCTTTGAACCGAGACCAAGATCAAGACAAAAATCCAACATCTTTTGATCATTTAAATAATATGGATTATCTACGTGGGATGTGTGATTCTATAATCAAAAAAGTAAAACTAACACCATTAAAAGATGCCGCGCATCAATTCGAGCCTCAAGGAGTTTCTATAATTTATTTATTGGCAGAGTCGCATTTAAGTATTCATACATGGCCAGAGAATAATAGCTTTGCCATGGATATACATTCATGTAATTCAGATCTTGAATTATGTATGAATGATGTTAAACAAGTTATATATAAATATTTGAATATTAAAGAATATCAAGTTCAAGTTATTTCTAGAAAACTCAGTGTTTAAGTCTCTACTTTATTTTTCTGTAATTATATTTTATATTTTATAATATAAATGAACACATATACTAAAGTTCTATTATTTTTAATAATTGTTCTAGTTGTTTCAATATCAGTTATATTTTTTAACTATACTCATAAAGAAACATTTACGATTGATCTAGTTGAGAGTCCGAATTTAGATAGTTGTTGGCAAAGTATTGCAAATGTCTTTAAATGGAATATCAATGGTTATGATAGTAGAGAAAAGAAAGTATTATTAACTATGAAAGCTCTAAATGCATCTTATTATAGTGATAAGAATAATTTGAATCCAGAATGGACAGATAAGTGTGTGATTCCTAAAGAACATTTGCCAATTTATAATAAAGATCAAAATAATACAGGTGATTGGGATTTATATAATGCAACACCAGATCCTAATTCAAAAGGCTATATGAGATATACAAATCTAAATGGTGAAGGTCCAGAAGGTTATGTTATTGACTTAAAGAAACATAATTCACGATCATTTAAGAAATTTCTGAATAAAGCATCTGAACTTTATGATGAAGAGTTCTTTAAAAATAAGGAAGAATTAGAAGCATTGATTAAAAAATGGGAACAGACAAAATTAAATAAACAAAATATATTACAAGGTCTTCAGAATCAATTAGCATGGACTGAAAATCAATATCAGATATTAATAGATCCATCTGAAAAATGTCAAAAAGATAGAGTAGAGTTTGATCGATTAAAGAATGAGTATACAAATTTGCAGGATTTAAATAAAAAAATAGTTACAAATATAGGAAATTATGAAAATGCGATAAAACAAAATCAAATTCAACTTACTAAACTACAAAATGACTATGATAAATATATTATATAATATAAAATGTTAAATTATGTAGATCAAAATTCAACATGTATGAACTTGTTAAAAAATAATGGTATAAATATATCTGATAAAAATAGTCTTAAAGCAGCTGCATCAATGAGTGCTGCTAAAGCGGATTTATTAAATCATATGTTTTCTTATAAAGGATGTGTATTACCATCTGAAGCCTTTGCAACATTTGGCACAGACTCTACATGTGCTATTGCAAATAATTATAATTTAATAAATACAAAACCTGGGGTTTTATCCGTAGATACAGATATACAAACGCTTCAACTTCAAAATGGCGAAGCTATATATCCTTTAAATGGTTGTTTATATAATATAAATTCGCAAACAAATCCGGCAGCGTTTATAACAGATGCAGGAAATGTATTAGATCAGGAGAATAAAGCTGAGATTGCTAGATTAACTCAAATATTAAATCAGTTAAAGACAGATTGTGGGATACTAGATCAGAATATAGCAGATACCACTAAATTTCTATCAGATACTCAGACGAAGTTAGCCAATCAGCAAGCATTATGTAGAGGTTATGCACAAGGTATTGTAACTACGAATACAAACATAAATAATATTAAAAATACAATCACTATTAATACAACTAAGCTAGATAATTTAAAGGCTACTAATAATAAAACAATTCAGGAAGCTAAAAATATGGTTGTAAAATGTAATAGAGACATTCGTCATTGTATTATCACAGAACACTGTGGTCAAGGAAATTTTTCAACAGTACGTAATTTAGGAAATTCTAGAGGCAGAGTACAGAAGATTAATGGTTATATTCCTAATTTAAATATTTATGGTTTTGATAAGAGTACAAGTTCTATTATAATACCACCTGGTATGGAGGTAAGAGTATTTGATGATTTAAATTATTTAGGTGGTAATAAAGATTTTATTTCTTCGATAGATGAAACAAATATAAATAAAATAGATATATCTTGTCTAGTGAATGAAAAATATAATCAAAATATAATTCGAACAGATAATTTAGGTAATATAAAAGTAGATAATGAACAAAAGGATTTAAATGATCGCATTCGTAGTATTCGTGTTAGAAGAGCACAGGAGTATAGTTTCAATCCAACAGGTGTTATTGAAGCTTATACAAATTATGAAGATAAGGTAGATGCTCCATTAATTTATAAAGATAATCAAGGTAGCATTGATCCATATTTTTATAATCCAGTTAATGCATCTGTATTTAAAACAAGTGATAAAACATATTTGGCAGCTTATACTAAAAAAGATGGTAAGAAAGTTCAAAATAGTATTGTAACATCTACTAAATCATATGATCGAAATAATCCGGAATTGCAAACGGTTTTGAATCAAAATCCGGAATTGCGAAAAGTTTTAACACAGCAACAGTTAGAAGATATACCTCTAGAAAAATGTGCGAAAGCATGTGATGAAGCAGGAGATAATTGTGGAGTATTTACATTTAATCCATCAACCACATCTTGTGATTTACGCAAGTCACAAGGAGGATCATTTATTTTGATGAATGCAGCTGGTCAAACAACATATATAAAACAGGGTGTACCTGTTCAAGATAATATTTTATTACCAGACGGACCATATCAACAGACTTCAGATTTAAATTCAGGAATTTATGATGGCACAGTATTGCAAATTTCTGCCACAAAAAATAATAATACTTCAAAAATGAATATAACCAAATGTAAACCTAACACTATTATAAATGATGGTGAATTAAAATGCACATCTATATACGCAGATGGTTTATCATTTAAAATATATAATGGTTATTTTAATGATAATATTTCATTTATAAATATAAATACTCCGATTATTAAATCAGGATCTGGAGTATTGAATGCAACAAATATAAATACTTTTACAAATAATATAAAAATTCCTAATTCAATTTTTACAATTGAATGGATAGGATTGTTTAAAGCAAATGAAACAGGGTCTTATCAGTTTTGGGTAAATTCCGACGACGCATCCTATTTATGGATTGGTGATTCAGTTGCAAATGCAACAATAGACAATGCATTAGCTAAATCACCAGGACTACATCCAATGGTAGAATCAACAGGTTTAATTAATTTAGAGAAAGATCAATATTATGATTTCAGAGTAGTATATGGTCAAAACGGAGGCCAATATAATATGATATTGTCTTTTAAACCTCCTGGAAAAGATAGAATAAGCTTAGGAAATGGTTATTTCTATAATAATAAACAAGAATCAACATTAAATTCATTTGTCAAATGTTCAGATGGTCTTATTTGCATGCTTAAAGATGCAGAAACTAATAAATTTTTAAATTTAGATGCTAATAATAATGGCATTTTAACGAATGATAGTGGTATTCAAATTGTTTTTAGAAAAACTTCAGACTTATATAATCCGCATAACTTTGAAGAGATATATTGTTTGGAATTACCTGACAATACATTTTTAAGACATTCTGGTTATGTAGTTCATGGACACAGATATGTTTCTTATAACTTTGAATATTCATGGATATTTTTAACTACTCAGGCTAATCCTGGCCAATATGTAATTAATAATTATTTTGGAAATAGTGCATTTTATCTAGGTTACAATGGGAAAAATGTTTTAATTAATACTGATAGTCCTCCTCGTAAATGGATTTTAGTACCAATAGATCCACAACGCAATTCTGCACGCAAATCGGTTCCTGCATGTCCAAGACCAGTTGGTTGGTGTACGCATCGAGGATCTACATATTCGCAAGGTGATTGCCTTGGAGATGGACTGCCAGGTGATCATTTTTGTCAGGATACAGTAGGAAATAAAGGAAGTATTAAACGGTCTGATAATTGCACAGGAATTTGGCCTAACGCACCAAAAAGCTCTTGCTAATGCTAATAAAAATGCTAATAAATATATTATATAATATAAAATGTTAAATTATGTAGATCAAAATTCAACATGTATGAACTTGTTAAAAAATAATGGTATAAATATATCTGATAAAAATAGTCTTAAAGCAGCTGCATCAATGAGTGCTGCTAAAGCGGATTTATTAAATAATATGTTTTCTTATCAAGGGTGTGTATTACCATCTGAAGCCTTTGCAACATTTGGTACAGACTCTACATGTGCTATTGCAAATAATTATAATTTAATAAATACAAAACCTGGGGTTTTATCCGCAGATACAGATATACAAACGCTTCAACTTCAAAATGGCAAAGCTATATATCCTTTAAATGGTTGTCTATATAATATAAATTCGCAAATAAATCCAGCAACGTTTATAACAGATGCAGGAAATGTATTAGATCAGGAGAATAAAGCCGAGATTGCTCGATTAACTCAAATATTAAATCATTTAAAGGCAGAGTGTGGGATACTAGATCAGAATATAGCAGATACCACTAAATTTCTATCAGATACTCAGACGAAGTTAGCCAATCAGCAAGCATTATGTAGAGGCTATGAACAAGGTGTTGTAACTACGAATAAAAACATAAATAATATAAAAAATACAATTGCTATTAATACAACTAAGCTAGAGAATTTAAAGGCTACTAATAATAAAACAATTCAAGAAGCTAAAAATATGGTTGTAAAATGTAATAGAGACATTCGTCATTGTATTATCACAGCAGATTGTGGTCAAGGAAATTTTTCAACAGTACGTAATTTAGGAAATTCTAGAGGCAGAGTACAGAAGATTAATGGTTATATTCCTAATTTAAATATTTATGGTTTTGATAAGAGTACAAGTTCTATTATAATACCACCTGGTATGGAGGTAAGAGTATTTGATGATTTAAATTATTTAGGTGGTAATAAAGATTTTATTTCTTCGATAGATGAAACGAATATAAATAAAATAGATATATCTTGTCTATTGAATGAAAAATATAATCAAAATATAATTCGAACAGATAATTTAGGTAATATAATAGTCGATAATCAACAAAAGGATTTAAATGATCGTATTCGTAGTATTCGTGTTAGAAGAGCACAGGAGTATAGTTTCAATCCAATAGGTGTTATTGAAGCTTATACAAATTATGAAGATAAGGTAGATGCTCCATTAATTTATAAAGATGATCCTGGTAATTTAGATGTTTATTTTACTGGACAAGTAGATCCTTCTATAGTAAGTACTAGTTCTAAAGATTATTTAGGAGCTTATACTAAAAAAGATGCTAAGAAAGTAGGAAATAGTATTTTAACATCTACTAAATCATATGATCGAAATAATCCGGAATTATTAAAATATAACTATAGTTTAGCACAATTATCTACGGACGTGCCTTTACAAAATTGTGCGAAAGCGTGTGATGATGCTGGAGATGAGTGTGGTGTATTTACATTTGATGCATCAAAGACATCTTGTGATTTGCGTAAATCTCGAGGTGGTCCGTTAATTTTAATGGATAGCCCGAGTATTATAACATATTTAAAAGCAGGAACAGTAATTCAAGATAATATGCTGTTACCAGAAGGTCCATATAAGAAAACTTCGGATTTAGATACAGGTATTTACGATGGTAGAAAATTAGAAATTGATGTTAAAAAGAATAATACAGAAATGAATTACTCAACAATTAGTACTAAGAGATGTATTGAAGGAACGATTGAGAATGCGAATGGTGATTTAAAATGTAAAAAAACAGGTATGTCTGCGTCATTACTTACTGAAGGTTTACGTTTTTTTGCTTTATATGGTCAGAATCAGCCAAATACAATTGCTGATTTTGTTAAAAATTACACATCTTCTGGATTTTCAACGGATATGGCAACAATTGATGGGGCAACACAGAATGCCGTTGTAGCTCCTGGTAAGTCTCCAGCTTTTGTTGGATTTGCAAATCATACAGATTGGAATTATGAACCGCTTACGGTTGTTTGGATGGGTTACATTAAAGTATCTGGTCCAGTTGTTAAAGGAGACAAAATCACAGTAAATATTACCATTCAGCCTGCTGTTGTACAGTTTAGTAACACTGCTCCTGATATTATTTCAGCAATATCTAAAATAAAATCAGGTAATGTGCAAAAACAGGAAGTACAAATAATCGATCCGAATCCGGAATTAGAAAACTCATTTTATCCATATTATCCAGTATCAATTGTATATTACAAGGGACAAGGCGGCATGTATTTTAATACAGACATAAATATTTCAAATCCAAAGTGCAGTATCAGTTACATATCAGATCCTGATCAGAAAATAACTGATTCTATTAAATTAATCAATGATGATGATGTATTTAAAAAAGCACTTATTGTTGATATATGGGAACATGATTGGAAATCTGGCGTGGCATGCAGATGTATATTACCTGCAGGTAAAGATTCAATGACATTTAATCATAATGATTCTACACCACCTAATGTATGGGTACTAAAAGCATTAACATCAATGGTTATTTATCCTAAACCAGATGAATGTGAAGTAACTTTAATAGATAAAGACGGAGTAAAACTTGTTCTTAAACAAAATACTGAATGGCTTATGAATTTTAACTATATTATAGATACTAATGGCAATAACTGGGATAATCGTGCTAGACAGATGATAATAAAAAGACTCTGACCAAAAGATCATAGTTCAAATTTAGAAAAAATTAAACTTTCTTTAGAATAAATGGATATTGATCCTTATAAATTTTTAGGTGTTACCAAAACTTTTACACCCGATCAACTTAAAGCTGCTTATAAAAAACTTGCTTTAACCATGCATCCAGATAAAGAGGGTGGAAATCAATATATGTTTAACATATTAACAGACTGTTATAAACAATTAGCTCGAGAATATAATCGTCGTATATCTGATCGACAATTTAATGAATTAAAAACAGAATCACAGGCGTATTCGAAAGAACCTCCACCAAAATATCATTCACAACCTGAGAAATCGTTTAATATTGATAAATTTAATAGTGTATTTGATAAAAATAAGATACCAGATGGCACACGTGACACTGGCTATGAAGATTGGCTCAAAAATGCAGAAGACGAAGCTGAGAAAAAACTCAAATTTAAAGGTAAATTCACGAATACATCTTTTAATGAGCAGTTTGAAAAGAATACGCCTCAAATAGAAAGTAAACATTTGATTAAATATAAAGAGCCTGAACCAATGTTAACTAGTAAAAAGATTCAATATACGGAATTGGGTGTAGATTTAGATGATTTTAGTGGAGATAATACAAGTCGAAAAAATCTTAATTTTATGGATTTAAAGTTAGCACATACAACGAATCGTATTGTGGATCCAAAAACAGTCAATGATCGTAAAATATATAAGACAGTGGGAGATGTGGAAGCTGATCGGTCTACAGTTAAATATCATATGACTGAAGATGAACAAAAAGAATATGAACAAAAGAAATATTTAGAGGAGATGAAAGAGGAACAACGTATTAAAAATTTAAATAAATATGATACTTATGCTCAATTACAATTTGAAAAAGTTAACCGTTTAATGCTCGGCAGCAGCGGCGGAAGCAGCATCAACCCAAGCACCAGCGCCAGCACCACCGTTAATCTCGGTATTACCAGCATTGCTGGGCCCAGCCGTTCCGCTACTCACAGTACTCACAGAATCTAAAGCCAAAGCCGCTCCGCTAGCCCCAGCCCCAGCCCCACCCCCAGATAATATCTTTTCTCTTTTTTGCATTAAATAAGTGATTAACTCGTTTTGTTTATTCCATTTACTGACATCAATCGATGCATACCATCCTTTTAGTGGATTAAATATAGCAATTTCTTTAATCATCCCAGTGCCATCCATAGCAAGTTCATTTTTATCAAACATTGATTTATAGCATAGAAGTTGTAAGATCCAAGAAGCTGTAATATCGTTATAATCTAAGATGGTATTTTTATATTCGAGAATCGTGTCACCAATGCGTAAATCTAGTTCACCACATATAGATTCTCCAGTAACATCATCTACAACTGATAATTCTTCATGTACATATACTTTTTTATTAGGATATTGTTTTTTAATATGGTCTATAAAATGGGTTTGTATGTTTTTAAATAAGTCATCATAATGTTTAAAATGTACACTGGGTCTTATATTCATAAATAGGAGTCTTCGCCGATATGAAGTCACAATTGCATGACATTTAGATACTTCCCACATATCATCGAGTACATCTTTATAAGATTGTTTAGAAGAAACTGCATTTAGATGTAATTCCATAGAGTCTAGGAAGTCAGGTGGTAGAAAGTATTCATTAAAGACGGGTATTTTATTGAGTGCTAATTTATACTTTTCAGCACGTTCTTTAATTTTTAGATAAATATCATATACAGTATCAATATGATTATTATATATAGGTGCATCTTTAGATAATATTTTAATAATTTTAGGCTTTGTTTCTGTCTCAGAAGATCCAGTTCCAGCAGTCATAATATTATTTTTGAAATGAGTTCTATATAATCGATATACTTGATAGGTTGGTTTATCTAATATGACACTTGCTAAGGCCATAAGTGCATATGTATCTTGTGAATTATGAATATCAAAAGCATTTGTTATTTCACGTGAGATAAACACATCCATAAATGTTCCGAAATCAGTATATAACTCTTCTTGTTCAATTGTTTTTATGTAGTTAAAGGGTTCATATAGTTGAACCTTTTTAATATTGCGAATATCTAAAATAGGCATAATTCCATCTTCTTTAAGCTTGATATAATCATCACCATCTAAATTGTCTATTAATTTTGTGACAGATGCTTCTATCGTCATAGTATCATTCGTTGCCTTACCTTCTGTAAATCTACTTTCATAATCTACAAAATCATAGAATTCAGGAGGAACTTCTGTAACATAACGAGACACATAAGGAGCTAATTGATTGGCTGTATAATAAATATATAATTCCATTTTAGGACGGGTTACAGCGACATAAAATAAGCGACGATCTTCTTCAATAGCTTTAGGAGATTTCATACGCGGTATAAGTTCATCAGAAGCATTTGTCACGAATACATGATCCCATTCTAACCCCTTGGATTTATGAAACGTGCATAAACATACATATCCAGGTTTCTTTATCGTTCGGACATCGCTTTTGCCATCTAAAAAGACAGTACGAATATTGCGCTTTACCAATAGTTCTTCGATTAAAAATAGAGATTGATTCAGAGGACTTAGGATTACTATTTCATCTAGATTTACGTTTTGTTCTATGAGTTTAGTAACTTGACATACGACAAAATTGTTTTGTAAGCTACTATTTTCAAAATATTGTATGATTGGTTTTTGTTTAGGTGCTTCTTGAGGTATTCCTGGTATCATTTTTTTAGGCACTTGATTCGTATTATTTTCGATAACAGCATTAGCAAAATTGATGATTTCACGTGTGCTTCTAAAATTATAGGTTAATTTAAAGACATCAGAATTTTCAGGAAAGTAGTTACGAAAGTTAAGAATATAATCAATATTTGAGCCTCTAAAACTATAAATATTTTGATAATCATCTCCTACAGCAAATATCCATGCACCTTGTTTAGAGAATTCTTTGATGATTTGAAATTGAAGTTCATTAATATCCTGAAATTCATCGATAAATAGATATTTATATTTTGAAATAACACATGGATGTGCACGTATATAATTTAGATAATTTCGGGCATGTTCGCCTTTGTCTTTTAGTTCTTGTAGGGATTGATTATGGTAGGTTTCTATTTTAGAAATACTATCAATTGTTCCTACAATGGTAGCAGGGCGATAGCCTAGGATATCGATTAATTTTTGTTTCATATCATTAGCAGAGTCACGAGTAAATGTAGTTAGCATAATTTGGTCTTCGGGTATACCTTCATTTATTAAGTATTTAATTCTGGCAGTGATGGTAGTGGTATTATGTGTGACAATAAAGTTTCCCATAACATATCGATGATTTGAGTCTAATGTGAAACCGTAGTAAACATCAGTTAATTTTTGAACTATGGTAAAGTTGAGAAAGAAAGACTTCATATGATTATCTGTTTTAATATTGGTATATCTGGTGGGGATATTATTGAATTCACTAGATTCTATGATATGTATTAAATTATTTATGATATAGCATGTAAATCCTAGAGATCTGATTAAGTAGAGAATGTCATTACACCATGTATCGTTAGCGTTATCGTAACAGAAAGCAATAATAGGACCGTTATTTTTATCAATTAATCCGGCGAGTACTTCTAATCGAATTGCTCTAGAATTAATTTTATAAAGAGTAGGAATATGGTTATATGTGTGTCCAACTAGCCATGGGTCTTCTAATATAGGTTTTTCAACGAATTCAATGGCTTTTTGATAAAGTTTTAGATTTTGTTTCATATAATCTGATAAAGCTAAATAATCCAAAACTGATATTTCAATAATTTCAATAGTCTCAGTATTATAGAGACATAATATATGATCTTTATTAACCGTAAATGGTTCTGCTCCATATTCTGGTATAATTTCAAACATTTCATCTACACCTGAGCCTAGAGATAGAACTTTTCTAGGTGTAGAATCATCGCCCATAATAAGGTCACCAAATTGTATATGTTGTACAAATTTAATGGATCCATCATACATCAGAATGGGTGAATCTTTAGCATGACATTTGCCGCTGCCGGCGCTGGCTAGTACGGAGATATTCATATTCATGGGAGCGAATACGATTAAGGATTGTTCAGGTGTAAGTTCAACTTTTCTATTTTTGATGAAAAAGATATCTTTAGATTGAGGGAACATTTTAACATAGCATTTAAAGCAATTGATAGTATCAGCCATAGCATTATGAGCATTGACGAGAGGTTGTTCAAATATATGTTGATAAGTTTCAGCGAGTTTCGGATATCGGGACATTTTCAGGTAATCTCGAGCTTTTTTCATGCAACAGATGGCATGTTTTGCATCTAATAATCGAATAATACTTTTCTTTTTATATCGATAAAGTTCGCTTTTAAGTACATTAAGATCGAAATCGATATTATAACTAATAACACTGTGCACGTATTGGAGAGAGTCTTTAAGTTCACTAAACATTTGTTTAATGCAACTGCCTTCGATAGTTGCTTTTTCTTGGCTAATACCATGAATGGCAATAGAATCTTCACCAATTTCGAAATTATCAGGGCGTATAATAAAATAAGATTGTTCTGTGATACGATCACCTTGTGTTAAGACCCATGAAATAGATACCATGCGTGCAGTATCATATCCATCTAGTTCTTTATATGTGGCATTTCTCCTGGGCAAACCACTTGTTTCTATATCAAAGATGAAGTTCATTGTGCGACGTCTGTATAGTATACAGTAAAATGTCCTTATATAGTTTGCAGTCAGCGTAGCCTACCGCACCTTTCCTTGCAGAAAACCCAGGTTTTCCGCACCTTTCCTTACTAAGAAGTCCTTAAGTGCTAGGAAATCCCTTAAGTGCTAGGAAATCCCTTAAGTGCTAGAAACTCCTTTAAGTGCTAGAAACTCCTTTAAGTGCTAGAAACTCCTTTAAGTGCTAGAAACTCCTTTAAGTGCTAGAAACTCCTTAAGTGCTAGAAACTCCTTAAGTGCTAGACTT